AAAAAAAGTTAGTGATTGAACACGGTACGTGATAATATATAATTATGTACTGGAGTTGAAACTATCATGTCCCATTACACTGTAGGTTATCACGATAACCACAATGAACATCATGAGATATGTGAGTATGCAGAAGATGCATACACTGCTATAAAACAAGCAAGGGAAGACCTAAGAGGATTTGACAATCCTCATGCTGCTGAGTATTGTATTCGGGAGAACTAATTTGACATACAGCGTAACCGCCATAGACACTGAAGGAAACAAAACTACCTTCGAGTGTGAAGAGGATGAATACATCCTTGATACAATGGAGGAAGAAGGGATAGATGCTCCTTCGTCATGTAAAGCAGGTGCATGTTCTACATGTGCAGCAAAGATACTAGAGGGAACTGTAAATCAAGAAGAGCAATCATTCTTAGATGATGAACAAATTGAAGCAGGTTTTGTCTTGACTTGCGTTGCTTATCCTACATCAGATCTCACAATTGAATTAGGTAAGGAAGAAGAACTTTACTAGGAGAGACATGAACGGTAGGTTAGATAAGGTTGCAATGACTAACAAGTTGATGCAACTCAAAAGAGAATTAGATTATAAATGTGAGATAGGAGAGATGGGAGAATGGGAGTGTACTGGTGCTAATAAATACATGCATAAAGTTTTTGATGTACTAGACGAATACTGGCAATGAGGTATCACATCTATTGGAAAGATAGAATACTACTGAAAGATTTGGATGAAGAAGAGTTTAATAATATATGGAGCAAAATGCACTGGGTGTATAATAGTGAACTCAATTACGTAGAGGTAGGAGCACCCCTAGTTGGGGAGCACTCTTGCTGATGGTAGTCTGGGGTGTCATTTGGATGCTTGTCATACTACTTGTTACAGTTTCATGGTACATCTACTATATACTTCGTATGTCATTCATGGAGATGAGAGATGGCGAAGATGGTTCCTCCGAGTAGGAAGAGTTGTTACAATTTTAGAGTCGTAAAGATCAACAGAGTTGTAGATGGTGACACCATTGATGTAACTATTGATCTAGGGTTTGATTTGATGAAGAAGGAGAGAGTCCGTGTAGCAGGGGTAGATACACCAGAGAAGAGAACAAGAGATTTAGAAGAGAAGGCATTAGGTATTGATGCAACCAATTGGTTGAAAGGTAAACTTGATTCTGCTATCAAAGGAGATGATGAACTTACTATTAGAACCGAACTCAAAGGTGGCGTGGGTAAGTATGGTAGGCTTCTTGGTTGGTTATACGTTGGCACTTCTGATTTATCTCTCAATGAAGAGATGATAACTGAAGGATATGCATGGGAGTATGATGGGGGTACAAAGAAGAAAGACTTCCAAGAACTGAGAGATATACGTGGAATATGATCCAATAGTTATACCTGACGTGGGGGTGGAGTCATTCAAAATCCCCAATATTTTTATTGAGAATTTTCATGTGAGACCTCCACATGTATATGTTCCAGTAACTGTTGAGATTGGAAAACCGATTGTAGATATGCCTGGTTGTGTCGAAGCACACGAACTGAATAAGACTGAGGCAGGTGGTACAAAGAACAAACAACTAGCAAAGGACGATGATACTGTCACCTTTTGCGACGCTGGCACACCATCGTTCAATGCGATGGACTACACACCAGAACAACTTACCATAACTCAAGAGGTACCACCACCTCCTGTAGAACCACCACCAGATCCACCAGGCACACCAGAGGTAAAGGCACCAGAGATACCTAACACTGAGACAGAGTGCCCTGCTCCCAATCAACCACGGGTAGGAGACTTGACAGCCAATGGAGAAGAGAAGGTAGTAGGACATGAACTACAGGGCACCACCTGTGTAGTATTGTATGAGGACACTACAGCAGCAGAGAAATTTTTACCAAGCACAAATCAAGTCAGCACGACAGCAGCGATAGCAATCGTGGCAACAGCATCTGCAGCAGCCACACCACTCTTATTACGTCTTATAAAACCTGCCATAAAAAAACTCACGACCACTGTCCAGAAAAAACTAGGTAGTCATCGTGAGTTATCTAAGTCTGAGATACAGGCTAATGCCTATCGTGCTAAGAAGGGTCTTCCTCCTTTGAAGTTGAAAAAGAAATAGACATATCATTCAAACCTTCTACTTCTGAAGGTGTTTCTGTATACTCAGGAGCAAACTGTTTTCTATCCTCTTCATCCCACTCCTCTTTGATTTCTTTGATTTGTCTATCGACATCTGTCATTGTATTTTCAATCTTTATATCAATCCATTTCTGCTTCAACCATACTATAAAACCTATAGCAAGATGCTGTAGGTAGGGGTTCTTGAATTTTTTATATACATATCTCTCTGCTTTGGCATACCATGGGTCTGTGCCCTTGCCAAATTGTTTTCTGAATTTAATCTGCATTTCCGATACTAATTTCTTTTAGAGTGCTTGCATCACCTGTTGGTTCAGGTATTTCATGTACGTGCTGTCCTACCACGCCAGGTGGATTTACTAATACTACGTCAGCACATACTGCATAGTAAGGTGACTTTGGATGGAACATGATTCCAGCTTTCATCAATTCTCCACAATTTTTTAATCTGGCTATTTCAAAGTCAAGTCTTTTGTTAGCAGTACTCTGTTGTACTGCTGCTATATTTGCTGCTGCTGCTTCTTTACACTGCTCTTGTAATTTTTTATCTAGGGGGAACGATAGTGTTGCAGAGAACCCTAGATTTATGTTTTGGGTTGCCTTCTGCCCTGTGCGAGTAGGGATATAATAGAGGATCTCACCAGGAGAATCAGGGATACCATCATCATTATTATCAGCGTTATTATATACAGGGTCATTATACCATGGTTCATAAGGATCTGACCAAGTTCCTGTTCTGGTGACATAGGGCGTAAAATTGGCGGTAGGACCTTGACATTGTACACCACCTCCGTAGGTGTTAGTAATATAAGGACCTTGTAAAACTTGTATTGCCTGGTTGGTTACGGAGCCAGACGAATTGGCGACAGGATTAGCTGTTGCAGATACACCACCTACATCTGTTGCCATAACGGGAGTTATGTTACCAAAACCTACTGCTATTGCGAGAAGATACTTGTTGATGTGGTGACGGATTGTATGGTTTGAGTGCGATTTATTATGGTCTGAGTCTGAAGACCTGGAGCGACGTAATGTTCTGTGAATTGGAAGGGTTGACCTTGTGATGTCACAGTCCAGTTTGGTTTGTTGTTTACGTCTAGTCCTGTCCATGATGAAGTTACTCCATTCAATGTGTTTGTTTGAGCAGATCCCACGTCTGGTGTCATGCTCGTACCGTCGTGTTGAACATTTGTCCCACTAACTGAGTAAGTCCAGCCAGTCGAATAGTCCATAGAATTAATAGTCTCCGTGACAGTCGAAGTCGTTTCTGTCGTAGAAGTCATCGAGCCTTGAGTAAAATTAGGCACCACGGGGACTGCATCAACTGGTGATGCCAGAAGGAGAAATAGTAAGAACGAGAATCTTCTTACCATAACTCTC